TAACCCTAGACCGATTTCACGCAAAAAAATGCTAGATCGGACCATGTCCATCCGACAAGAAATAAAGACCTTCGATAAAACAACTACTCATTACATCCTATAAACGAGGAGCGTGAATCATGAACAACGAACAACTAACCATTATGCGCTGCGCATTAGCCGACTTGATTGGCGCGTGGGAAGCGTACACCGACATGGACATTCACAGCCACGATTGGAACGCCCATGTAGAAACAATAACTGAGTTAGCTGACTTGATTGGGGAAGAGCTGCCTCTTGCACTTATATCATGAATAAATACAACAATTCGCCATACGCTTGCGTGTACTGCGAGCAACCAACTTATTTCGGTTCAGGAAATTTCGTAAACCGGATACCAGCAGGCCACAACCACGAGTTGCCAGACGGTACAACTGAGTACCGTGACGGATACGCGTGCGCCAAATGCATGCAAATGGAATGCGACAGGTGCCCTAAGCCTATCGGGTTAGACGAAGACATCGGTGTATACCAAGTCTACGGTGAAAACACTGACCGGCACGAGTTTGATGACGGAGCCTGGAAAGTGCACCTAGAGTGTTTAACGCCCACTGAACAATTACTGTTCGCAAAAAACAACTAAATAAAAGGAAAAACTTATGTCAGCACTACAACTTGATGAATTTTATGGCAGCGCGACTTTTACCCGCTGGTCACCCTTAACAAATAGCGTCATGACTGAAGGCGCGCTCTATGTAGCCGAAACAGCCGGTGCTTATTGGCTGTTTGACTCCATACAAGCCCACCTAGACAAACACAACGCAGACTGGGCACAAACCACAATGATTGTGCATGAAGACGACAGCGCGACCATAACAATGACCAACGGGGACGACGTACCACTAAGCAGGTGGAAAGTGCCGTTCACCGACTTCCCTGAACCAGAGATAAAGATCTGGTCTGTACGCAACGAACTTGGCGCACATACACATATGTTGCCATCGGAGTACTAACCATGAACGAAATGACTCCCGAAGAAATATGTGAGTATTACGATCGCAACCTAAACATGACTCTTTTAGATTTGTCATGTGAAACCGGATTAACAATCCCCGAACTTAAAAAAATACTGTTAGAGGATAAATCATGAAACCACCTACAGTCACGGTCTACTTAGGAGACGAGCGTCTCGTCTCCTCTGAGGTCTGCGCCACCTTTGTAGAAGAAGAGCTTTATATGCGGTGCTTACCCGCCATCGAAAAATACGCCGCCGAAGCAAGGATGATTGTCACAGAATCCATAAACGAGGACGAATCATGAACAAAGACACTCATAAAACCGTCCGCGTACTCGCAACAATGGAAACTGATCTCTATCTAGATATCAACGTCCCTATCGACACAGACAAAGATGACATATGGCAATTCATCCGTGATGGAAACATCGACGGCAGTTGTATGGCGCAATTCGACGGGTTTATGGATGGTGGTTGGAGATGGCAAGAGCCGTTTTACGACAACGATTTCGACCCAAAAGCAGCAGACTACTCAAAGGAGATTCTAGAATCATAAAAATGCGGCCCGAACTTTCCAATGTGTTAAAGCAGGCTTTAAACGTAAGTATAACTGACATCAAATGGGTGCGAAGCCCAAAATTTACTCAATAGGAGTTAATTATGAAACCTGTACTGTTACAACAGTTAGACATTGTCTATACCCCCGAAAACCTAGCAGAGCTTGACGCTTATATTGCTAATTTTAACGGCAGCGAAAGAGTAGCCGCGTTCACCTCTGCTTACATGGCTTGGAACTTAGCAGCGAAACTAACCAACCCAGAAGGGAGAAAAACTAATGAACATGCCTGACGCAGACTTTTTGTTTGAATTTAAGAAATTTCTCGATGAGCGCGTCGACTGCCGTTTAGAAGCTATGCTGACCGAAGACAGCCGTACCGCGGAGCTCGAATCAAAGATCGAAGAGCTTGAGTCGCAGATCGAGTATTACTCTGACCACGAAGACCGTATCAGCGCGCTAGAAGACACAGCCGCAGCAAGCGACCGTTCTCAATTGGTCAAAGACTTAACCACAATCGTCGACCGCAGAGTTCACGAACTCGCATCACGCGGGCGCTTACGTATCTACGTTGCATCCTCCGACCCTAACACCACGGTAAATAATGATGAATATGCTAGAAGTGTTTAATAAAGTAGAAGCACATTTGTTGGCGCAGGGTGTGAGGTCTATTAGAAAGTCTCTAATACAAGACACGTGCGCCTATAGAGGAGCAGGCGGTCTGCGCTGCGCCGTAGGCTGTTTAATTAAAGATGAGGCTTATTCTAGAAGTTTAGAAGGCATAGCTATGTGGGCCGATGAAAAGGAAGAAGATCGCCAGATGCTACTTGAAGAAGCGTTAATAAAGTCTGGTATTGATCTAAAGCCAGCAACAACGTACATGCTTAGTGACCTTCAGTATTTACATGATCGAAAAAAACCAAAAGACTGGAAGCAGGAACTACAAAAGCTGAAGGTTAAATACTTTGGCATCGACACATAAAACATATGTGTCGAAAAAACTGCAATTGATCGACATAACAAACCGTGGAGAAAGTATCGTGAGTAAAGGTAGTAGACAGCGCCCCACAAACAAACAGTCATTTGACGACAACTTTGACAAAATCTTTAATAAAAAAGGACAAAAAACCATGAGCCGTATGCCGTGTAGCATTACCGACGATCCGTACAATGACGCTAGCGACTTTTTCGAAGGGAAAGGAGTGTACAAACCATACGTCCCCAGTGAAGCAGACGCAGAGTACGACAGGATGGTCGAAGAGACTCTTTACCCAGAAAAATAAATATATGTGTTGTACTAATATATTAGCGTTGATACTATTTCGCTCTTACTAGGAGAGTATGATGAGTATAGATACTGCTACACCACAAGACTGGAACAAAGTCACAGCAAAATATGTCGACCCATATGACATGCCCCCTAAAGAAGACCTCGTTAATAGCCCCGCGCACTACAACAACGGGTCAATCGAATGTATTGATTACCTAGCGGACAGCCTTGGCGACGGGTTCTCCCACTACCTTGAAGGGTCAATCAAAAAATACCTTCACAGATATCGCTACAAGAAAAAACCTGTAGAAGACCTTCGAAAAGCCCGCTGGTACTTAGATCGGTTAATCGCTGAAGAAGTTAGAGCAGGCAAATGACCACGCCGTTTACTGACGTAGACGCAGCAGTAGCCGAAGGACACTTCATACAGCACTCCCTTAACAAAACAGCCTACATCGTCTGTGATGACAAAAGCCTTTTATTTGTTCTTACAGACGACCAGTACAGCCGCGATAAATGGTGCGGCTTCGCAGTCCTCGAAATCTTTCACCCTGGAGGGTGCCATGAAAACAAAAGAGTTTTTTCAAAACCTACCTAGCTTAGCAGCTGACGGCGTAGACCCAGAGTTCCACATATACACTGCCGTGTGGATCAAAACCCGGATGCCAGAAGCATACAATGAGCTCAGATCTAGCTTCAAACACATAGAAAACGAAATCTACGCGCAATACGCGTGTGATGACGCACACTCGGAGCAGCCGTTCTAATGCTAGTCACTCTCGACTTTGAGACATACTTCGACACCAAAGTGTCTCTTACCAAACTTACTACGATGGACTACGTACGCCACGAGAAATTTAAAGTGTGGGGCGTAGGCATCAAGATCGATCATGATGAAACACAATGGTACGGAGAAGACGAAGCGGAAGAAGCTATTCAAGCTATAGATTGGTCAGAGGCAACGCTTGTTTGCCACAACACACCATTTGATGGTTATATTTTAACCAGGTACTACGGCGTCACACCAAAATTCTATGTAGATACAGCCGCTATGGCGCGAGCCTTAGCTCCTGGCCAGTCGGCCAGGCTCAAAGACTGCGCGATACGTCAATTCCCAGACGACGAGACAATGCGCAAAGGTGAAGAGCTCATCAATGCAAAAGGTATCTATGACCTCGACCCGGAGACGGAAGAGGCGCTCGCTGGCTACTGTATACAAGACGTAGATTTAACCTACGCGCTCTACAGAGCGATGATCAACAAGATGCCACTTAAAGAGCTCGAGCTAATTGACATCACCTGCCGCATGTTCTGTGAACCAAAGCTGATCGTGAACCGTGAAGCGTTAATCGCGTTTCGTGACCAAGAAATGAAAAGCAGCGAAGACGCAATAGCCGCTAGTGGTATAGCCCGCAAGGTTCTCAGCTCTAACCAACAGTTTAATGACTACATCATCAATATGGGCATTGTACCGCCTACCAAAGTTAGCCCTAGCACAGGTAAAACCATCCCTGCGCTGGGCAAGAACGACAAAGCGTTCACCCAGATGCAGAAGATGTACCCTGAACACCAGCATATCTGGGATGCACGGACTGCGGTAAAGAGCCGCATCAACGAGACCCGAGCTCAGCGCTTCATTGATGCAACGCACGATGACGGCACCATTTCAGTACCCCTGCGTTATTACGCAGCGCACACCGGGCGCTTCGGTGGTACAGAAAAAATTAACATGCAGAACATGCCGCGTAATTCACCACTGCGCAAAGCGTTGTGTGCCCCACCGGGTAAGTTAGTCTTCGTTGCTGACTTATCTAACATCGAGGCGCGCATGCTTGCATGGCTAGCTGACGAAGACGAGCTTCTCGAGCAGTTTAGGAATGGAGATGACATCTATAGCAACCTAGCAACAAAGATTTACCGCAGACCTATTAACAAGCACGACGACCCAACCGAACGGTTCGTGGGCAAGACAGCGGTGCTCGGTCTAGGCTACGGCATGGGCGCGCCAAAGTTCCAAGCAACGCTAGAAGCTGGTGCGATGGGGCCAGCCATGAAGTTCACCACAGACGAGGCGTACGAGGTAGTAAATACATACCGCAATACATACCCCGGTGTACAAATGCTTTGGAAAAAGCTCGAACTCAAACTTGCTAATACTATTAATCCATCTTACACCGAAGACTGGCACGGGTTGTTTTTTCACGATAAGAAGATTTACCTGCCCAACGGCTTAGCCCTTCATTACAACAACCTTCGCTATGAAGGGGGCAAGCTTACGTACGACTCACGCACTACTGAGTCTACCTGGGGCGGGCGCATCACAGAAAACGTAGTACAAGCACTCTCTAGGATTATCGTTACTGACGCTATACTTCGCATACAAGCAGACAAATCATTAGACGCAGATGTTGTCCTAACTGTGCACGATGAGATTGTTTTAATTAGCAATGATATTAATCCAGATGCTACAATGGCAAAACTAATTGCACACATGTGCACGC